CCCTGTGAATGTAATGGGCAGCTGCAAGCTTGGCAGTGATTACGCCTCCACTGCTTTCTATTAGGGATTCCAATTTTTCATGGCCAGTCATCTTAACACCTTCTTTGACAATTATGCTTTTATTATAATATGCAAAAGCATGATTGTCAATAAGCTATTGGTAATAATACTGTAGATTATCAAGAATTCTGTCAGTAGGATACCAAACAACTAATCAGGGAAACGTCGAGATAACCGTTGATACATGGGGGTTCCCTGGGATTGAGATTACTTTTGATTATTATCAATTATATTGGCAAAAAGAACTGTGGATAATGTGGATAAGTTTAAAGAAAAAGTGTGCAAAGCCTTATATATCAATAGGTTAGCACACTTTTTTATGTTTTTTTGATTTATTTTTCAATTCTGCAACTCGCAAACGGTATAAACGCGCGTTATAAAGCGTTATTTTTTGTGATTAGCGTTTACTTATATGCCTTAAACATAGATAAATCAAGGGTTCAGAAATATAACGCGTTATAACGCTGATTAAAAACATAAGCAATTATATTAAAAAATACTTCAATTTTTATGGTCAAATCATATTTATTCTGCGCAAAATTGAATTTCTTGCAGAATTGGCATAACCCCAACGGTTTGAGGGTCCTATTAGTGAGTAAAAATATCAAAAAGCAATTCTGCAAAATTTAGTGAAAAAACAGTGGTTTTTAAGCAAAAAAGTATGATTAAAAATACACTAAACTTAAGTCGAATTTAATCCATTTAAGGTTAATATATTATCCTAAAAAATTAAAAAAAATTAGTGGACAACTTTCCCAAGAATTTGAATTTCACTGGTCGAATCATATGTATATGGAGGATATTTAGGATTGATAGATTTTAGTTCTATATGGTCATCATATTTATAAAACTTTTTACATGTTGCTTCCTTGTTTATTACTACAATTCCAATCTCTCCATTCTCTAATGTATTCTGTTTTCTAACAAATACTAAAGACTGATCAGGAAATTCAGGGTCCATGCTGTCCCCTTTTATTACTAAAGCAAAATCAACTTTCTTATCAAATGGTAAAGGAACTAATACATCATATTGAGGTATAGTTTCAATTGGTGGTCCTGCTGCAACTGATCCTAAATTGACAACTTGTCCATATGTAGTTGTTACTTCTGCTGCAAATGAATCACAAATAGTTGCAGCATCTTCATCCATAGTTTTATAAAGGATATCTTTGTTTTTAGATTTCTTATACTTATAATCCAAAAGTAAATTGATTTCATATGCATCATCTTCTGAAAGATTCTGTATTTTCTTTAAAATATCTAATTCATTTATACTTAAGTCTTTAGTATTTGAGTTTACATTTATAAGATTATCAGATTCAATATTTACGGTAGGTAAAAATACTCTGGTTAATTTTATTATACCATTATGAATGATATTTAGGTGTTTAGATAATATAGTACTCATCTTTTCAATACTGGTTTCACTAGACAGTTTAGATAGTATTGATATATATCTCTCAATATCCGTCATTAGAGAAGAGATAGATTCAATATATTTAGACTGAGTACTTTCAGATGTTGTATTATTTAAAATGGCTAGTATTGCCCGAAATGCTGATTGTATCTTAATATAATCTTCTGGCACTGCAGATGCTAACTTTTTATTTAATTCTAATAGATCATCTCTAATAAGATTTTTTGTAAAATCAATTTCATTAGTTAATATTTTCTTATCATCATATTTTTCTCCAATACCTTCTTTCAACCAGAGCTCATTAATGCAAAATTCAGTTGCAATATTTCTAATAACATTGTTAGAAATACCCTGTTTTCCTTTTTCAACCCAAGAAACACTTGATTTTGATAACCCAATTCGGTTTCCGAACTTCTCTTGATTAAATCCAGAATCATTTCTCACTTCTTTTATTCTTTCATATAAATTACTCATGATATTCCTCCAATTAAGTTCGCTAAGCGAATATTTATATTGACAAGTTCGGTTACCGAACTTATAATGTAATTAGGTTAATTGTTTATCCTATTAAATTGTCACTTATATCGTTGCAAATTGCAATATAAATAGTTCGCATAAGTGTACTTTTTAAAAACAAATTAACTTAAATTATCAATAAATCTGACAAAAGCATTATGCATATGTGTTTGATAGCTTAAAAAGATAAAACTATCTTGGTTTTCTGGGTCTCCAATAAAAGATAGTTCTTTGAAAATTGAATAGATCATTGACAGAATTGAACATTATTAATCCAGCGAGCGAGAGTGTGCGAAGATCCTCCGGAGGAGCCACCCAATAATACATTTAAAATGGCATTGCGAAGACCTGGACTTAATTATGAAGAATGAAATACTTCATTCTCGATAATTGAGTAATAACTCAAGAAAATATTGTAGCTTATAGCTGATCCACTGGGTAGCAACCAGAATAAATTGAATGGAGATTTTTAGATGAAAGAAAAAGAAACACCCGTTGAAAATCAACAAGTGCTAGATAGTTCGAAAATAAAAAAAGATATTCTTTCAATGCTTGAAGGGAAATTGATTAGCAAAGATATTTATATATTTATTGCCAGGTAAGTTTTTCAGAACTATGTTGAATTAACTCTATATATAAGAATTCCTTGAAAGTTTTATATATAGGAAGTTCTTTTTTAGAATTAGAAATTCTTGTATAGAAATCAGTTAATTTTTTAGCAGTTAAAAACCGAATTTCTATAGTGGTCTTAGTTAAATGCTTTTTATATTCATCAAGTGTTATTTCATCAGGAAGTTGAGAAATAAATAGCTCAAAGTTAAGTACCTGATTATACGCATGCAACGCTTTACTGTCAGTTAAAGATTCTAGAAACTTTTTTAGCTCTAAATCTTTAGCAAAAAGTTCCTGTGGCAGTTCATATAAATTGATGCCTTCCATAATTATTCTCCTTTCGTAATAATAGTAGACTGAACACCTATATTTTAACACTAAAGGAGGAAATCTTGAACACTTCTATTACTTTTCATATCTTTTACAATGTGCATCCTACATTTGCACAAAAAATCATAACATAAAAAATTAAACCAAGGAGGTGGTTCCGTGAAAAAGAACCTGACTGAACTCGGACTTAAAATAAAAATAAGACTTGCAGAAAGAAACATGACCCAAAGGGAATTTGCTGAAGAGCTTGGCACAAGTGAAGTTTATTTATCAAGGATAATGCATGGCGAGAGAAACGGAAACAAGAAATATATTACCAAGATAGTAAAGATGTTGAATCTAACTAAACCTAGTGGAAAAAGTGCTTAATGAGGAGTGAGTTTATGGAAAGAAAAGATTTTTTAGAAGTAGTTAATACTACAATGTCTGATAATGATGGTTATCACTACCAGGCATTAAAGGGTGAACAGAAAATTTCAATGTTAAATGAGCAAAAGAAAATTATTACTGTAATGAAGAATAAGCTGTTGACTGATATTGCAATTTATCTCAATAATGCTAAATCGAAGTATGAAGCCTATTATTTGATGGAGGAAAATCTACAATTATTAATTGATACTACATTAGAAGAAGTAAACAAATTTGCTGAACTTGGCAACCAAGAAAACATGAGTAAAAAGAATCAAGGAGCATAAATATGGTCAAATCTACATGGAGCGTATCAGTTATTATTTTAAATAAAAAAAAGAGTGCCAAAAAGTTTACGAAAAAAAATGGCACTCAAAAACACTCAATATAAATTATAACATGATACGCTCCAGATTGTAAAGGAGGCGAAAACGGAATGACTGGCGTTTATGTTTCATTAGAAGAAGCTTCACTGTTTGAAGGAATTAGTTATAAAGGTTTTACTTCCAGGGTTAGTAGGAACTCAGGTGAGTTTCAACTAAAGAAAGAAGGATCTATCAATGGAGGAAAAGAAAAAATCCTGATAAATCTAGATTCTCTTAGTTCCAAAGCAAGAAAAGCATATAAGGCGATGTTAAAAATTGAAGACAATGAAGTAAATAATGATGAAGATAGTTCCACTTGGTATATAGACACAGATTTATCCTGGTATATTGAAAACTATAAAAAGTACTACTATAAATCAGTGGAGCTTTCAAAGACCATAGAAGAATATCTTGAAGAATCAAAAAATACTATTGATAAAAGTATTCTTACCAAGAAATATGCTCAAAAGGTAGAAATGAGTGAGCGGAGTTTCTACAGAAAAGTAAAAGATTATCTCGTTGGTATAGCTTGGAGTAACAAAATGCATCAATTTGAATCAAAGAATTATGACTTTTATAAAATTCTAGCCTTATGTAGAAAACCTTCTGAAAAGAATAAGTTTATATCACTGACAGATGAAATGAAAGTCTATATCGAAAATATGTGGTTTGACCCCAAGTTTTCACGAAATCAAGGGCATATGGTTAGGATTCGTGAAATGATGATAAATAAATCCGTTGAAACACTATGGGAAGTCCCTTCCTATCCTACAATTACTAGATTCATTGATCATCTTGATAAAGTTCATGGAAATGAACGACAATTACTTGTAAAAGGCGATAAAAAGTATAAAGGTGACCATATGATCAAGGCTAGACGTGATACTAGAAAGCTTCAAGTAATGGAAGTGGTTATGGGTGATGGACATACCTTTGACTGTTGGGTTTCTATTAAAAGAGAAAATGGAAAAATGGATGCAGTAAGACCTCATATTCTTGCTTGGATAGATTTAAGAAGTAGAAGTGTAGTTAGCCATTCAATTTGTGATGTTCCTGATTCGTCTATTATGGCTAAAACAATAGTTAATATGATTTATCCCAAAAAGGATTTAAGTATACCATTTGAAGGTTGTCCAAAATATTTATATATCGATAATGGAAAGGAATATACGGCTGAATTCTTAACAGGAAGAAAGCGTTCTGTTAGATGGGAATTCAATCAAGATACAAAAGGCTTTTATAAAAGCATAGGAATTGAGGATGATATAAGAGCTCTTCCTTATCATTCCTGGTCTAAAGCGCAGGTTGAAAGATTCTTTGGTACAGTATGTAAAATGTTCACAAAAGGCTTTGACAGTTATACAGGTACCCTTACAGGTTCAAAGACTATAGGAAAAGTTAATAAAGATGTTCCTAAAATGCTAAAAAACGGCGAACTTTTATCGATACAGGAATTTGCCAAATTATTTGATAATTGGCTTACGGAAGTATATCACAAAAGGCAGCATGGAGGACTGAAAAGGCAGAAAGAAAGTGTTGCAACCCCAATTGAAGTATATAAAAATGCAGAAAGATATTATAAAGCAGCTCCTCCAATGGAGTACGCTGAGTTTCTTCTTATGAAGACTGATGTAGCACATGTATATAACACAGGTATTGAAAAATTTGGTTTTAGTTATATGGCTCAGGAGCTTGGGATACTAACAGGAAGTAAGGTAATGGTTAGACATAATCCTGATGATATTTCAAAAATATATGTTTATACAGTGGAAGGCAAGAAAATATGTGAAGCAGTAAGCTATGAACTGCTTGAAATTGGATCAAAGAATAACTCTGAGGCTTTGATTAATCATTTAAAAAATCAAAGAAATCAAATGAAACAAGTTAAAGAAGATCTAAAATACTTACAAATGCCTTTTGATGAGAGAATAGCTTTAAAGGAAAAAACATCAATTATGGCTGACCTTAAAGAAGGTAATCCAAAGGTAGTTTCATTACCACAAGCTAATGTTAAAGATGAAATTAAAGAAGCTAAATTAAAGAAAAATCAGAAAAAGTCAATTGAAAATGACTACTTTAGCAAGAAAGGCGAAGAAGTGATTAACCAAATTCTAAATATGGCTTAACGGAGGTTAAAAAAATGGAAACAAAAGTTTACGAAGCGAAAGACAATCTACAAAAGGCATTAACTAATTATACCCAAATTAATGGACTAACTATTGAAGCACTCTCAAAGGAGATTGGATGCTCAAGGTCTGTTTTATCTCAAATAATTAACGGTAACTATACTACTAATGGCAGCACTAAAACAAAGGATCAAATAAAGGAATTCCTTAAAGATAAAGAGGTGTTCCAGGAGGATGATCAGCAACAAATGAAGACATTCAAAAAGCCAGAGTTTCTGATAACAGAGGATGCGAAAAATATAATCGGAGTATGTAAGTCATGCCAGGAGAATAAGGGCCTAGGAATAATTGTAGGTAAAACAGGTTTTGGAAAGACTTTTACATTAGAGCAATATTCAAAGATGAGTCGAGTTTGCTATATCGAGTGTGATGATGCAATGTCCTGTAGGGATTTAATAGAAGCAATTGAAAAAAGAGTAGGCTTACCTACTGGCTATGGATCTACTTGGAGACGTATTAATGAGATTAGAGAGTTTTTCAATATTAATACTGGTTATGTTCTAATAATAGATGAAGCTGATAAGCTGATAAGCAAATATACACAGAAGAAAATGGAGATTCTTAGAGGGATTTATGACCAAAGTAACGTAGGACTCATTATTGCTGGTGAACCATCACTGGAGTCAAAAGTCAAAGGTTACCTTGCAAGATTTGCAAATAGAGTTGATTTTTACTCATGTTTAAAAGGTATTTCAAAGTCAGAGGTTAAGGAGTTTCTGTGTGAATTTAACTTTACTGAGGAAGCTGAAAGCGAAATGTATACCAGAGCATCAAATCATCAAAATGGTTGTTTTAGGCTGTTAGATAGAACTCTAAAGAATATCTTCAGAGTCGCTGCTACTCAAGACGAAATAACCCCAGATATAATTAGAAAAGCTAGCAGCATGATGATGATGTAGTGAGGTGGTTCTTATGAAAAAGTGCCATTATAAAACGATTAATGAGAATAGTATGAGTGAAACATATTACTTATTATGCCATGTTGAAGGTATTAAATTTGAATTGAAACATTATGAAAAGTCGTTTGATGGAGCTGGTATACCAATCAGCTCTGAAATAATATGCATTACTAATTTAGAGGTATATATAGAACAAAATCAGTTTAGTCCCTGCTGCTGGAGTGGTGATATAGTCCATTTGTCTATCTGCGAGGAGGTATCAAAATGAAGGCTGAACAACTTGAAATAATGAAAGTTATACAGTTTCCTAAGAATAGACATGTTGAAAACAAAATAAGGAATGAGTAGCTTAGGATAGCAATTAAATTACTCGAATATTTAAGTGATAAAGGTGTAGACTTTAATATTCTTCTTGATAGAGAATCAGCTCTTACAATAATTGAAGATACATATCAATTGAAAGATTATTTGATAATGACCACATTGGATAAATTTAAGCATTTAAAACTAGATACTAATTACAGCTTATGTCTTATAAATACTGAATTATTTGATGGTGGTAATTAATGAATAAGAAATGTGGTAAATGTGGTTGGCATACAGATAAATGTAAAAACCCTAAGAATATTAACTATGGTTTATTTAAAGATTATGAAGATAGATGTAGTACAAAAAAAACAAATACCGAATTAAGACAATGAATGTTGTGTGAAGGAGAAACTATGTGGTGGTTTATAGGATGGTTGTGTGTAATAGCTATATTAACTGATATTTACAAAATATTAAAAGAGATAAATAAGAAATTGTAGCTGGCAATCAAATATATTAAGAGTTAAAGGAATGATAGTTATGGAAAGCTTAAGTGTCATTTTCACATATAAAAACTTCAAAGTGATACCGGTTACTGAAAAGGTAAAGAAAAAGTATTCCATATATTCATGTAGTGCAGCATATATAATTGTTAATCCAAAGGATGAATATGAATGGGAAACTGATAATCTTATAGAAGCAAGAGATTGGATTTCCTGTTATCAGGAGGCTGGTAATATGCTTAACAAGCTGATGAAGAAAGTAGAATATGCTAAAGCTTCTTTAATCCCTCGACAGGCTCTGTATCAGGTGTATGGACAAATAGAAATGGCTTTGGAACTAAATGCAATTACAGAAAATGAATATTTTTTACTTAATACCGCATGTGTACGAAATGGAATAAACAACCCAAGATATTTCGAAAGATAAGGAGGTACATTTTAAATGTTATTAGCTGCAATTAGTATATACATAGTAATTGTATTATTTTCTTTATCACTATGTAAGGCAGCAGCGAAGGAAGACAGAGATATAGCTAGGCTATATCAAATGGAAATAGAAAAAAGAAAAGTGAATAGTTAAAGCATATAGTAAAGGAGCTTTAGAGTGAAATATAAAGGAATAAAAGCACTACTTAAATGCTGCAACACATGCAGTGATAGAAAAGGAATTAAGTGTTTGGGAAACAGGAGTTTATTTAAATATAAAGGATATAGATTTTGTTCTAACTTTAACCCAGGAGACAAATTAATGAAAAGATACCTTTTTAGATTAAGACATAAAATAAGTTTCTATAGCAAAATTAATTATATTAATCCTGTTATTTATGAAGATACTAGTTGCGATAGCTCTGATCAGGAAGACAAGGAGGAAAAAAGTTGTTTAAAAGAACCTGTAAACACTGTGGATCAGTTTGGTATTCTTCAGCTTCTAATCAAGAAGCTTGGATATGTGAGAAATGTGGTTCTGAAATTCCTAAAAGTCAAGAAAAGAATAATTAGCTGAGTGGAAGCAAAATGAAGAGAAAAGTAAGGAGGTAAAAAAGCGTTATGGCAGTTAAAAGAAAAAGACTTACTAATGCAGAGAAAAAAATGAATGCATCAGTAAAAGCTGAGCTAAGAGCTAAAGGTATAATTCCACCAGTTAAGCCTAAGCTTAATAGAAAGAAGTTTTCAACTGAAACTTTACAAGAATATAGAGATAGCTTAAATACTTTTGGTGATATAACATACCTATATGAAGCAATAGCATGGATGAGTCCAAGCTCTGCCCCCAAAATAAAAGAAGAAATTACTTTAGAACAAATTGGAGTTATGAAGCTTTTAAAAATTGCATTAGCAATAAAAAACTATAACAAAAAGTCAAAAGAAGCAGGCCAAACAACATACAAGCCTTATGATTTATATACAGAAGTTGTAAAGCCAATACTAGAACTATAGGAGGTCAATATGAAGTCTTCTGGTTGCAATGATATATTTATTAATGCTGCTAACAAATGCTCTGTAGAGCTCCTAACACAAATGAGTAAGAATGCAGGTATAGCATTTGTTATTGATAACGGTAAACTAACAACTATTAAAAAAGATAATATAAACTAGGAGGTCAAGTAAATGGCAAAGAAAAAAGTTGAACCAATTTATCAAAACTGGAATCAAGTTGATGAAGCACTCAAGGCAATAGCAAAAATAGATAATACTTTGAAAATTCATGAATCGAGGTTAAATGATGATATAAATTCAATAAAAAATAAGACTATAGGATTTACTACTCCCCTGCTACAAGAAAAGGGTCTACTAGAAGAAAATATAAAAATCTATACAGAAGCTCACATTGATGAGTTTACTGAAAAGAAAACAAAGGATTTTGTATTTGGTCAAATTGGATTTAGAAAATCCACAGAAATTGTAACAAGGAATATACAAGCTATCATAGAAGCCCTTAAGAACAATAGAATGCTTAACTGCATTATAACGAATGAAAAAATCAATAAGGAAGAGCTTGAAAAATATGATGATGCTGCTCTTAAAAAAGTAGGAGCATCTAGAAAAAGTGGTGATAAGTATTTTTATAAAATAAATGAGGAAAGGATTGAATCACTATGACTACAACACCAAGATCCAAAACAGTCAATGAAGCAAAGCGAGTTTTAATGTCCATACCACTACCTGAGGAAATAAGTGTAAATTTATCTATCCAATGCAACGGTTTTGAGCTTGAAAATGCACTGGCAGGTGTAACTGCCTTTACTAAAGTGTTTTGTGATACTGATATGTACAGGCTTGATGTTAAAGTAGTAAAAATAATTCATGTACCTGAAAGCAAGGTGGATGGTGTTGGTAAAGATAAGCAACCCACAGATTAAAATAATATATGCAAAAGCAAAGGAGCTTGGATTAGATAACGAGCTCCTTCACCAATTAGTATTTAATATAACAGGCCAGGAACATATATCAGCTCTTTCAAAGTTTAAAGCTATAGATGTAATTGATGATCTAGAGTATAAAATAACAGGTGTAAAGAAAGAAAAAGTATTTAGAGAGAATATGGCTTCTCAGGATCAAATTTATAAAATCAAAGCTCTTGAAAGTGAACTTGGATGGATAGATAACCCAAAACGATTAAAAGCTTTCATGAAGAAGTATACAGGAACCGAGAACTTGAATTGGTTAACATTCTATAAAGCTTCTAACTTGATTGAATCATTAAAAAAAGTATTAAAAAGAGAAGAGAATAAGAGTACAAATTCTCAATAATTTTGTCAAAAATAAAAAAAGTTGAAAATAAAGGTATATGATGATATTATGAAAAGGAGTGGTAGTTTGAGTAATGAAAATTGGTTAGAAGAATTAAAGCCTGAAGAACTACCCGAACCATATGCATCAATTGTTATAAAATTAGGTATTGAACATACATTATTGCTAGCAAATTTATATCAAGGGACTGGCGTTTACTTCCCGAAGATTGATAAGTTACTTGCAAAAATTAGGGATAAAAAAATAAAGCGTGAGTTTAATGGTGGTAATTATAAGCAACTTGCAATAAAATATAAACTAACTGAACAATGGATTCGGGAGATTGTAGACAATGACCACATGGTAGATCAAGTATCTATGTTCTAATAAATTTATTAAAGTAATTTAATAGAGTAGCACCGTATAAAACTAGTAAAATACCAGTATGAAGGTAAATCCTTTCTACTGGTATTTTTTTATTTCTAACTGAAGGTGTGGTGATAATTATGACAAACAACTGGATAACCTGGATAATTCAATCAGCAATCATGTTGGGCATAGGAGTTATAGCATTTTTACTTAAAGACAGTAATATGAAGACACAAAAAAGAATTGAACAAAATGAAAAAAGTATTGAGGTTAACGAAAAGTGCATTGAAAGTTTAGAACAAAAGTTCAATGACTTTAGAGCAGACTTACCTAAAAATTATGTTATGAAAGATGATTTTATTCGAGCAATGACTAATGTAGATAAAAAGCTCGACAAAATATATGACATGTTAGCTTCAAAGAAAGGAGGATGTGAATAAGTGAATGCTTCAAATCAAACTGATGTTATGAAAAACAAAATGCTTAGGGGACAAGTTCTAAAGACCTTGACTCTCTTCTATCCAGCTCCAGTTGATATTAGTAATATCAAAACTGCTCTCATGACTAGAGGATATATTATAACAGCTGATTCAATGAAAGTGCTGCATTATCTTCAGGACAAAGGATATATAAGAATGACAGAAAATAAAATACAAGATATTGATGACAGTGATTTAGTAGAATTGACAGCTAAGGGCGTAGATCTTATAGAAGATACGATTGAGGATGCAGGGGTCGTGGTGTAATTGGGAAAAGAAAGAGAACGAAACAGAATTAAGTCTAGAATAGATGAACTTCCTGAAGAAATAGTACAACTTATAAATGAACGGCTTGCTGATGTGACTTATGGCTATATAGAAATAGCGGAAGAAGTCACAGAAATGGGATATGAAATAAGTAAGTCCTCGATTGGAAGATACGCATTAAGGCAAAACAAAGCAGCATCTAGGCTTAAAGAAGCTTGTGAAGTAACCAAGGTATTAGTAGAAACAATGAAACAAAACAATGGCCTGGAAGCTTCAGAAGCAGCAAGCATGATACTAGTAAATCAATTAACTCAAAGGTTGGCAAATGCTCAAGAGGAATTTGATAGTATGCCTCTGGATAAAGCAGGGCGACTAATAGTGGCACTACAAAGAAGTGCAGTATATAAAGAAAAATTCAAACTTGAGTATAAAAAAGGCATTAAAGCCGCAGCTGATCAAATCAAAGTTGAGTTGAAAAAAGAATTGAATTTACAACCAGATTTACTAGAAAAAATAAATCAGCTTGTTAATAATGTATCTTCAAAATTGGAGAGTGAACATAATGAGTAATTGGTATGTGTTATATGTTAATACTGGTTCAGAGGATGATGTTAAAAAGGTTATTCTAAGAGATATTCCAAAAGTTGATGTTAGAGTTTTTAAGAATGAAAAAGTAGAAAGAAAAGACGGTATAACAAAGATTGTTATTAGACCACTCTTTCCAGGTTATGTTTTTATAAAGTGTCTCCTTACTGATCAAATTTATTATAAGCTTGTAGAAGTGCCTGGTGTTATTAAAATACTTGGGACAAGGTCAAAATTAAATTATGGGAATCCATCTCCTGTACCTGACTGTGAAATGGACAGAGTATTAGGATATACAACTGGAGATGTTATAAAAGTTTCAGAGGCAGTAATTCAAAATGGAAAGATTAAAATACTCTCAGGAGCTCTTCTAGGCAAAGAAAGATTTATAAAGAAAGTAAACACAAGAAAAGGAAGAGTAAAAGCACTCCTACATATCTATGACAAACCCAAAGTAATTGAGTTTAGTATCATAATAAAAGAACCATAACTTTTATATAGCTTGTTTCGGCAGCATATAAAACTATGGGAACATAATAAAATGTATTGTATTTTGAAGTAAAATGCAAATGGCGTAGCTTGTCCTTTTTAAAGTTATTTAAGAGGCTTGTCCTCATGGCAGGGTAAATATACCGTAAAAGTAGTATACCCCCGTTATAACGCGGTATAACGCGGTTTTGAAACGGATTAGAAGTGGGTGTTTAATAAAGTGGATTTTTTAAAAGGAATTGTTAATGACAATGTTAGAAAAGAGTTTATAGAAGCACGAAATAGTTTTTGGAGTTTTAATAAAATTCTTTATCCTAATTTTTATAAAGAGGATAGAGAATTTTTAATTGAGCTTTGTAAAACTCTTCAAGCTTTTTATGAAAATAGAATTATAAAAGTTATCCCTGAAGCAGAATGGAGAATAGTTGAATCATTAACTGGCTTAGAAAACTATACTGTTTGTGAATGTTTGATGATTAACATACCTCCAAGGCATGGTAAAAGCTTTACGGCTACAAATTTTGCAAAATGGATACTTGGCAAGGATAATACAAATAAAATCATAACAGTATCCTATAACGAAACCCTTTCAGGCAGATTTGCTAAAGCTGTTAGGGATGGTATTGATGAAATTAAAGTTGAACCAGACCGAATAGTATATAACGATATTTTCCCTAATACAAGAATTAAACAAGGTGATGCAGCTACGCAATTATGGAGCCTTGAAGGTCAATATTTTAATTATTTAGCAACATCCCCAACTGGTACTGTAACTGGTGTTGGTTGTAGGTATGGAATTATTGATGATATTATAAAAAATAAGTACGAAGCCTATAATGACAATGTATTAGAAAATCATTGGGATTGGTACACAAACACTTTTCTTTCAAGACTTGAAGAAGGCGCAAAACAAATTGTGATTATGACAAGATGGTCTACAAAAGACCTATGCGGAAAGATCTTAGCTCAGGAGCCCAAGCAATGGTATGTTCTAAAAAGAAAGGCTTATGATGAAGTTAGTAAAAAAATGCTATGCCCTCCCCTACTTTCAGAAAAGAGTTATCTGAATAAAAAAAGTAAGACTGATATTGCTATCGTTGAAGCAAATTATAATCAAAACCCTGTTGATGTTAAGAATAGATTATATTCGCAATTTAAGACCTACACTGATTTACCAAGGGATATTACTGGTAATATTGTGTTTGATAGAATAATTTCATATACAGATACAGCAGATACAGGTGATGATAACTTATGCAGTATAGTCGCTCTTGAATATAAAGGTGAGGCATGGGTATTGGATGTTTACTATACTAAAGACCCAATGGAAATAACAGAGCCAAAGACGGCAGATATGCTAGTTCTAAATAAAGTCAATTATGCAAAAGTAGAATCAAACAATGGTGGTAAAGGCTTTGCGAGAAATGTTGAAAAAAATATATGGGAAAAACATAGAACTAGAAAAATAATAATTGACTGGTTTCATCAATCTCAAAACAAAATCGCTAGAATTCTTTCTAATAGTTCTTTTGTCATGGAGCATATTTTTTATCCTCAAAATTGGAAAGATAGATGGCCAGCATACTATCTTGATATGATAACATATCAAAGAGGTGGCAAAAACAAACATGACGATGCACCTGATGGAACAACTGGACTAGCAGAAATGATAAACAATGATAGTTCTAAAATCAAAGTAAGATGGCTTTAAGGGGGTGAAAACACATGAGTAAAACTAAAAGTA